TTGGCTATCCTCCCAACCTTGTAGCATATATATCCCCTCACAATCTATAAGGTTGATGATGTCTTTGGCTATATGCTCCTCCCATGGGTCTGTTTCAGATAGCCCGTTACAAAGAGGATTGATAACTTCGTGACCTAACGCTCGGAGGGTGGTGGCTACCTTGTCAAATAGGCGACGTACATAGTCAAGGTCTGTCCCGCTGATTTTTCCTGATAGATATATTTTCATATTCTCAACTTTTTAACGATGGTTTGTACTTGTTCCTTGAGTTGTGTCCGTGTGCATGTGTTATCTATGATAAAGTGGAAATCACTATCAGGCACATCGTCGAGGTCTATTTCGGAGGGGTGGGTATCCATATTGCCCATTCTGCACTTCACACGAATAAAGACAGGGTCAAGCAGTTTCATCTGCTCGTACTCCGCTTTGAAGCGCATGTCAGTGATAATCACCCTTGGAAATTCGTAATTCTCATACGCCAATCGTCGAAACATTAGCTTAGCGAATATATCCTCTCCGAGGAGTTCTTTGTAAAAGTCGGCTGTCTTTCGGTACAGCTCCCTTATGGTTAGGTTGCTCGACATACCATTGACATCTACTAATCGGCTTTCTTTGAAAAGGTCTAATTTGTATGAGTCTGTTCCTACTGCTTGAGATACTATTTCTTTGACAGGCTCGGCAAAGGCTCTTAGTGCGTATTTACGTTGGGTGTAGTCATTGAAAAGGTTGGCCACGGTGTCCTTGCCTACTCTTTTCTTCCCTGATAGGACGATGAGTTTTTTATTCATGTTCTTTATAGATTTTAATTAACTCCTTTACACAATCGTTTTGAGCATCCTCATAGGTGCTTCTGTGTCCGTTTTCTTCAATATATCCGTCCTTGTCATAGATAAAGTAAGATACTGACAAATCAGGAATATTTACCCTAAGAAAGGAATACAATCCTTTCTCTCGGAACCACTCAAAGACTTGTTCATAAGTTGGTAAGTCAATATAAGGACTATTTGGTGTATTTCCTCCTACTATAAAGTCTGAAATATAAGGTTCTTCCCCAGAACCATATCTCAAACAAGCTGTTATTCCAATACCTTCTGAATAGGAAAAGATACAAGGCTCATTAAACCCTATTTCTTTGAGTTCTTTGGCTATCTCTATAGGAACAAGCCAAGTGGGGTAGTTGTTATTTTTCATCTGTTTTTTTCTTTAAAATCTAAAATTGTAAATATTATTCCTGCTAAAATTAGAAATACAATAAACATTCTTTCTGCCCAATCTAATGTAGATAAATCAGTAGACCAACTTATAAAAAAAGTAGCTCCAAAAACAAACATAATCCACAATATGTTAATAGCTATTAGTTGAATAATTGCAAGTATTTTATTTCTCATATTTTCAATTTTTTTCACTCATTACCTGTTCCCCCTTCGGGGGCTAGGGGGATTCGGGGGACTTCGATGGCTTGGGGGGTCACTTGTAACTCTTTATAAGGTATCCATTCACCTTTTACTTTTCGGTCATATACATACAGAATCTTTGATAAGTCGTCTATTATCTTCTCTGTCAGGTTACGTTCTTTTTCTTCAAATTCCCCTTTATGCGCCCGACATAATATCTCTGTTATCACACCTATTTGTGTATCATTGAGTTCTGATGTTAGCGCAACACTATATAAATTATCTTCTTTTTGTATCAGCTCAATAGAGAGCTTCCCTAATATTTTATCTTTCATCTTTCACAAATTTTCCGTTAATCATTTTTCCTGTTCTGTTTTTGATTTCGTTGTAGGCTATGTTTAGGCACTCCTCAAGGGAGGTGTTCTCTAAACGAGCAATATTGTTGAGATAATATACGATGCTAAATACTCTAATCCCATTTGTCTCAGATAATTCTCCGTCCTTTTCCCACATATTAATACTTATCAATCTACCTAAAGATTTATAAACTTCTATAACGCGTGTGATGATGTCAAGTTCTGGCAAGGATAGTTCAACCGCTTGCTTAATCTTCTTTATAACATCCAATTCTATAAAGTGGCAGTAGTTAATAAGGCAAATCATAGTATCACCTATCGCATCTTGGATAGCTGGCTTGTCATTGTCATAACACGCCTTGATAAGCTCACCAACTTCTTCATGCGTTTTTAGGAGTTGGTCAAATGGGGTGCTTTTGTCAAATATCCCCCTTTCTTTTGCCCACTCTTGGATAAGTGGGACGAGTTCTTGTATTGTTTTCATTGTTCTATAAATTTTAATCGTTTTGCTATGAGTTCTACTATATCCACAGTTACAGCGTTACCTATGAGCTTGTAGCGTTGGGTACAAGCTATAGGCTTGATTGTACCATTATAGTCACCATATTGTGTCCAATTGTCAGGAAAACCTTGCAAGCGTTCACATTCTATCTCAGTTAAGTATCTTATTTTATTATTTTTAGTTCTTATGAAGCTACCCATAGAAGAGCTATTCTTATATCCTCTTAGTATTGTTCGTGAATAGTCGTATATATTCCTTGTCTTTTTAGAACTATCTTTTGCAATTTCTCCGATAGGAAATACTCCTGGGATACTTCGTCCTGCAATGTGTCCGATAAGGTATATCCGCTCTCTATTTTGGGGTAAAAGCCAGCTTGTATTAAGCAATTGCCATTCGATTGTATAACCCCCAATGTTGGCAAGAGCTTGGAGAATTGCCCAAAAGTCTGCGCCAGCATTTGAGGAGAATGCTCCCTTAACATTCTCCCAGACAAATACACTTGGTCTGATGTTAGCAATGAGGGCAATTGCGTACTCGATAAGGCTACTTTTGGCTCCTTTAAGCCCCGCTCTTCTTCCAGCAAGTGAGAAATCGACGCAAGGCGAACCGAAAGTGATAATGTCAATGTCTGTAAAGTCTCCTCCGTGAAGAGTGGTAATATCTCCGATGTATTTGGCATGTGGAAAATTGTATTTATAGTTTGCGATGGCGTGTTTGTCTATCTCACTAAAATAGTGCTCTGTAAATTGGTAGCCTGCCCGCTGAAAGCCAAGCGAAAAGCCACCTATGCCGCTGAATAAGTCAATGATTTTCATGTTTTTTTACTTAATTGCTCCTTTCTCAAGCCCATGCAATAGGAATAGTAGTTAATATTCACCTCATTATCAAGGAGGTAATCGTACCATTGTATGATTTTACCCTTGGGTTGGTTACTCTTGAGGTCAAAGTATATATCCGAGAGACTGAAGAAGTAGTCAGATATTAGGAACATATCTACACTATCATTACCCACGGAAAATTCATAGGTTAAATCGTGCTTCTCACAAAATTCCATAAGCAGCCTATCTACGGCTACCTCAAAAGCTCTTAATGGGGTGTCAGTTTGTTTTTTCATTTGCTTTGTCTTTGTTATTAATTCCGTCTAAATGTAGATACACCAACTCTGATATATCATCTGCATAGGCTCTGAAAGCATTCAGTAGTGAAGTATCTTGTTTGTTGAATTTGTTAAACTCTTCTACTACTTCTCCGTTGTACTTTTTCACGTTCTTGAAGTTGCTTTTGAGCTTGTATTTTAGATTGCTTTCATCTACCATACACATTAGCTCGTGGGTAGCATCACAAAAGGCCAAGGCTAATATGAGATAATGCGCCATATTTTCCCTCTTAAGAATTGGTTTTACTTGGCTTTCACGATAATCAGCAACGGCAATCTCCATGAGGTATTTGGCTTCTTTTTCTGTGATTTGTAGCCCGCGTGCTCTTAGTTCTGTTATAAATTTTATACTTTTCATTTTAAAAGGGTGTGTTACTTTTAGGGTCAATTTTTGGCAAATTATTTTCTTGTTGTAAGAACGAGTTATATTGCCCTCCTCGTTCAAAAAAGCGCATGTACTGCAACTGACATCCCGTAATTATTCCTCCTGTTGTGCCGTTTCTAAATTTAGAAATGATAACTTCCACTTCATTATTGGTAGGTGATCCGTCCTCCCATTGTGGTATTCCATAATATTCAGGGCGATAGAGGAATAGTACATTGTCAGCATCCTGCTCTATGGCTCCTGATTCTCTGAGGTCTGAAAGCATGGGGCGCTTATCTGCTCGTGTTTCAACCCCGCGGGATAGCTGGGATAAGGCAATGATTGGTATGTCTAACTCCTTAGCCAACCCCTTGAGGGTACGGGATATTTCACTAATCTCTTGGTCTCGTGTGCGGCCCTTTTGGTTATTACTAATGAGTTGTAGGTAGTCAATGTAAATGATTTTTACTTTTCTTTCCCTTACCCACTTCTTTGCTTTGATTTTTAGAGATAGTAGTGTAAGAAAGGGTTCATCATCAATATACAAGGGCAGTTTATTGAAAGAAGGACGGAGGCTTACTGCAACATCCATCTCACTTTGTGTAAGTGAGCCAAAAGCCAACTTGTTGCTATCTATCCCTGAGTAATTGGCAAAGAGCCTTGCCGTTAGTTGTCTTGCACTCATTTCAAGGGAGAATATCCCTACAGGGTAGCCTAATCGTGCTTGATGCAGAGCATCACTAAGAGCGTATGCTGTCTTTCCCATGGCAGGGCGCCCTGCTATAATGACAAGATCACTCGGTTGGTAGCCATTGAGTTTAAGGTTTATGTCTCGTACAGCAGTAGGAACGCCTGCACGCTCAGATTTGGGTTTAAGGACTTCTGTTAAGTAATCTCCTATATCCTTGGGTTGTTTGATAGACAACCAATCAGACACTTTATCAAGCTCTTTGTAGGAATAATCTAATAACTCAAAAATATCAGTATCATCTTCATAGGATTGCTCTATAAGCTGACAACCTACATCAATACTCTTTCTCTTCACATACAACTGCATAAGAATCAATGCGTGATATTGCATATTTGCTGATGATGATACTCTTTCCGTAAGAGCAATAAGATAAGCACTCCCTCCTACGTCTTTAAGTTTACCCATTTTCTTTAATCCATCACTAACTGTCATTAAATCTGCTACTTGAGACGATTTGTATAAAGATAGGATTGCATCATAGATTATTGCGTTTTTTTGATTGTAAAAAACATTTGTGTCTTTTACTACCTCGACAAATTCAGTAACTCCTCTCTGCTCCATGAGCATGCCGCCAATTACAACTTCTTCCAATTCAGGGTTGTTAGGTATTTGTTTATTTTGCATTTCAAATATTTTTTAATAAGTGATTTCATTACCATTCTCATCAAAGCGAATGCGTTTAGGAGCTGTGGTTACAGGGGTATTTTTTGCCACTTCTTGCCTTTTTTTAAGCCAGTTTTTAAAGTGTGTCCTGTAATCTCTCACTTCTTTTAACCGTTCTCCTTGTAACTCCAAATGCTGATTAAAAGCCTCCAATTGCTCAGAAATCATGTTCTTATCAATTATTTTTAGGTTTTTGATTATTGCATTACAAAGATTCTCGTCGTTTAAATAATCACGTTTTAATTCGCTGATTGATTTTATCACTCCGTTATCAGATGAGCAATATTTTTTCTCATCAGTGATGGCGGAGGTGTCTTTATTATCATCATCATTATTATCATTATCATTATCATTATCATTATCATTAAGCGATAAATTTGTCGCTACCCGATGATTTTGTCGCTTAGCGATGTTTTTATCGCTACCCGATGATTTTGTCGCTACTGCGATTTCTTCAGCTTCTTCGAGTGTTAATTCTTCTGATAACACCTTGCCGTACAATTCTTTATTCCATCGTTTGAGATTTCCAATTCTTCCTTGTTTGCTTTGCTCTGTTATCTTTTTTTGGTAACTCTCTGAGAAAGCATCCAAATCCATTTTAATAAATTCAAAAGCCATATCAACTCTCTCATCTGTTGAGCCTGCATTTGCCCCGTTCTCCACATAGTTAAATAACATTTTGAATAAAACGCCTGCCTGCTTGTCGGACAATCTGTTGATTATACTTCCATATTTAGTTTTAAGGATAAAAGTATCTTTCATAGTCGTTTATTTTTTTCTTGATATAAGGCTAATATTATCAAAGCTATACATATAATCAATATCACTCTTTATTAAAATATTGCTTTTCCTGTTGGATTAAGAGTTTCACCACTATCCTTACCTTCAAACGCATATTCAAGAATAGCAGTATATATTTCAAATTGGGTCTCTTTTGGCAATTCTTTTATTGCATAATACCAACTTGCCTTAAATTCTATTTTTTTCATTTCCATGGTTTGTTATTTAAATGAACATTTTCTCACTAACTTTGTCCTAAGCCCTCTCCTTGAGCATACACGCCAAGTACAAGCGAGGGCATAAGACAAAGAATGAATGAGTATTTAAAATAATGATAATTGTAATTGCTTTTCTGTCATTCTCCTTGCATTCTTAACAGCGGTTTCAAAGTATTTGTCCTTGAGTTCTATTCCTATTCCGTAACGGCCCAACTCAATAGCTTTATATACCTCGCTGCCTATTCCTAAGAAAGGAGTAAATACTGTTTCTCCTGGATTGCTCCACATCTGTACACAACGTTTGATAACTGATAATTGCAAAGGGGCTATATGCTTTTCATCTCCTAAGTCCGTACCCTCAGAATTGTTCAGTACGTCCGTCCTCTTAATGTCCATCCATGTATTTACTCGGTAGTCCTCCTTGATTGCATTAAGCTGCTCTATATCGCTCTTTTCCACATTCC